CCACATGTCTTGGTGTTGCATAAGCACGAATAGCATCAAGATCAGTGTTAGTAAGGATGTCTGTTAGCATGTGATTACTAACGCCACCACTCTGAATGGCTTCCCACTCTTTAGGTGTGATAGTAACTTGCCTATCCTTCTTGTTAGCACCAACACGAGTACGTGCTATCTCTAGTTCCTGGAACCTAATCTTCTTAATAGAATCTTTATCAAGGTTTGGATGTGCTTGTCTGATTGCCCTAACGGATGCCTCGGTTAGGCGCTGGGCATGGCGTTCAAGGGGGCGGTTTGTTTTGGCTATGGTCAACTTAGACTTAAGAGATTCAACTTGAGGAGCGTATGCTTTATTAGCAGAGGGGGAGTACTTTAAGTTAGGCGTTTCAAGAGCACTCTTACGTGCATCATTAGCCAACCCCTTTAGTTTATTAGCATGCTCTGCATAGATGGTCTCCATCTGTGTGCCTGATGATAGAGTGAATGCATCATGTGTCTCAGCCATCTTCTTAGATCGCTGCATGATAGGAATCTGTTGCCCTGTCTTAGGGTCAGTCCTTGTCCTACCAGTAGGCACGTATACTAGGCGCCCTGTCTTAGGGTCAACAGGTCCACCTTCCTTAGCCAAACGCAACTTCCTATCAAGTACGTCTTGCCTTGACCCTGCCTTAGAGACTAGGGTAGATGCACCACGCCTTGACCCTCCCTGATATTCTGCCTTTAGTTTAGGGATCCCATTATCAATAGCAGACTGCCTATAGTTAAGGTTGTGTTTCTCTGCATCAATAACAACCATTGAGTGACGCACTGCCTTAGCAATGTCCTCATGTGGAGCACCCCTAATAGTCATGTCTGTGATTAGGTTAGATACATCACCCATCTCTTGCTGCTTGCGCTTAGATGATATTTTAGGCATGCCCTCATATGCTGGGTACGCCGCAATAGGATCAAAGTTTTTCAAGCCTTCAAGAGCAGGGGTGACTTTAATCTTCTTTGAGTTATTAGGGATGACTAGTACAGTGTCACCATCAAAGTCTGCACCAGATAGACGCTGTGCTACAGAATGATGAATACCAACAACATCTTGTGAATCACCAAGAAGACTCTTGGCTTCAGGATGCTTGTTATTTACAGTAAGCTCAGGAATCTCAAATGTACCCGCATGAGGATAACGAATTAGAGCAACTCGCTCACCATTCCTATATCTTGGTGCGTATATTTCATCTGGCTTCATTGTTTCAACAGGCAGAATTACGTGCCAACTTTGACGTGGAAAAGCAGCAGCATCAAGATGAACAGCAGCAGAATCAGTTGAATCTGCGTATGCCTCAAGAAGCTTCTTCTTAATAACGGGGTTTGTTAGAGACTTGATTTCATCCAACTCTTTTTGGCGACGTTCAAATGTCACATTTAGTTGAGTCTTAGCCAAACTTGGACTTTGCTTAGAAAGGAACTGCGAAGACAACGCCTTTTTCCAAGTCTTCCAACCACCCTCTTCATATGAACCAGGTTTCGTTCCAACGATATTCATAACAGAAGAAACTCGCTCGTTATCTGTTCCTTCATCAGCAAGAATTTGACGAACAACAGATTCGAATGGATATTGAGGATCATCACTTATTTTCTTCATAGCATCAAACTTGTTGCCTGTGCTACTTTTATTAGTGTTGAATACAACATCTACTCCAGGAGGCAAGTCATTCTTATACATCGCCATGCCCTTAAGGAAGTGATCTGGTCCAACTTGAACACGAACCTGGGCATATCTGGAACTTCCAATAGAAACGTCGTCTACTCCAGGACGAACATATATTACGCCGTCCGCTTTGTCTCCACCATCTTCCTTATATCTAACTTGAACCCTACTTGGACTCAAAGGAAGGGGGTCGTGTGTTTTAGCATAAGAACGACCATGGTCTTGTGAAAAGGCGGATATTTGCTGAATCTTGTCTCTATTCATAAAGACATCATGCTGAGTGGTTCCTGGAGTTGTAAGAACCTTCATCCTAGTCTTATTCCCAATTGCTGTTGGAATATCTACAGGATGAACATTATATCCTTCTTCCTTAAGCATGGCTACAGCAACAGCAAGCTTTTCCTTACTAATACCAAGTTGGCTTTCCACACCACTACCAACATCAATCATTCCCTTAGAATCAACCTCTGATCTAAGCATGTTTGATGTTTGGGTTAGAATATCAGCCTTGTCTTTTGCACCAGGGGCAAGAAGGTTCCTAACGGAAGATTCTGGAATCCCCATTCGCTTACCAATAGCAACATTAGAATTTCCCTTGTCGTGAAGACGCTGGGCCATTCCAATATCAGCTTGCTTCTGCTGATTTTTAGCAATCGTGTTTACGGCACGAAGTTCGGTTGTAGAAAGACCGACTCCAGTAGCAATCTCAGGATCACTAAGTCCTTGTCTCCTCAATTCATTGATCCAATCAAGGAAACTCTTACTTCTCTCGGGAACATTACCACCACTACCCCAAGGATACCTACCAGACCGTCGAAGAATGCCGTAATGCTCTAGATGTACATCTTCATCAATAATCACTACAGACCCTCCTTTATAATCTCGATCTGCTTGTCAAATTCAATGATAGTATCCATGATGTTAACTATCGCTTCTGGAGGTGGTTCAAAAACTCTAATCTCATCTCTCTGATAAATACGAAGTTCAATCTCAATCTCGAATGGACTTACGCCATATTCCAAACAAAAGATTGCAGCATATACTTCGAGTTGCTTTTCTGAGGTTGCAATGATCCCGGTTTTAAGATCATGAATCCTAAGCTTATTTCTCCTGAAAGAAATCGTGTCTGCTGTACCAAAACAATTATCAGAGTAATAAAGAGTTTGTTCACAAGTCATCTTATACCCAATAGCATCATTAACATAGGTTGACAATGCTTGATTGGATTTGGATAATTTAACACCAAGTCGAATTGCCTCGTGGGCAAGAGCATGAATGTCGGTTCCCCTCTGAGCCGCCATAACTGAGAAGAAACGAGCCTCCAGTTTTTGGTCAGTGTAATTCAACCAATGATAGTTACTGGGGGAGAGAAAAGCATGTTTACCGATAAGCTCCGAATGTCGATTGAAGATCACGCATCACTCCCTCCTCGATTTCAGGATAAATGAAAGCACAATAGGACATCTCACCAAACAAGTCAACGTAATGTTGTTGATTTGGTTGAACACGCGAATTGGCTGACATTTTAACTTCGAGCATTGCCCATTGATCCCTGAAAAGGATGAGAAGGTCGGGAAGCCCTTGGTTCCTTGATGGGTCATTCTTAAGAACGAAACACCCAGGGAAAATAACTTGAAGTTTTTTAATCAACTTATTCTGATAGGTAATTTCATTCATAACATCTCCAAAAAAGAAAATCCGTGAAGATCGAATTTTTCGACTTCCCCTCATTATATGCCATGTTTTGCGTGCTAACCCATACTCTATTTGATAACTTCGAATCCGACTCCTGTTGGATAGACAACTGAGTGTGCATACGTAGACCTCCAAATGTCGTTGAACAAAAGACCCTCTGTCATGCCAGCATCAATGACGGATTCATAACTATCATGTGTTACTACATTGACAATGGGAAGATTTTTATAATGCATTGGCTGAATCATCTTCAATTGCCTCGTGTACTTCCACGCAAACCATCTAGGACGCCACATAATGTTGTAGAAGGCGAGATTATCGAAATTGCCGTCTAGGATGACAATCTGGTCACAATGGATGTTAGGCGGCTCTACAAAGGCCTCTGCGACCAATTGAGCGACAGAACGAGTATATCGAATACCATAATGCTCGGATCTGAGCGTTATTTTGACGTGTCCGAAGTTTGTGTGACTAGTTTGCATTATTATGTCACGCTCTTGATTATAAACACGCCCCAAGTTACTAATTTGGTATCTAGGGAACTCTGGAATCGGTTTCCAGACCTCTTCTAGATGTTTGGGGACGTTTGGGACCAACTTTTTGCCTCCTTTTTGACGTGTGTCAAATCTGAAAACGGTGTGTCAAATATGACAAACCCTTTTATAGGGTCTGAACTGGGCGTTTGTCAAATATTCGTCATTTTGTCAAATTTTTGCATATGTTTGAAAAGTCTCTACATATTTTGACACATATACTCTCTTTCCTTACAATCCATTCAGAGTATGATGTTATGTTTTACACAGGGACTTCTTTGACCCAAAATATTTGATTTTTGACAAACACGCTTTTTAGCCCAAATAACGCTTAGACCAGGGATTATGACCGTATACTCCCGTTTGTCACATTTGTCATATTTGACACATCCGTTTCCCTACTTTTCAACTTCTTCCAATTCTCGCATGAATTTCCGCTCATTGAACGTCTTCTTAGAGGCCAAAGATCCTCGGATCGCTCGGTCGATAATTGAGTCACTAACTAGCATATAATAGAAAAGTGACACGAATTTGGTGTCCAAACGGTCGATTCTGCCTTGCGCCTGGATGAAATTCTTGTAAGAATAGGTCAATGAGTACAAAATCATGGCATCTGTAGCCGTACAATTCCATGCTTCAGCGCCGGCGACGTATTGTACCAGGTAAACCCAGTTATCTCCACTAGGAACCGGATCATGAACATGCCCATTGAGCTCATATACCTCAATTTCGCCTCTAAGCGTCCTCAAGATTTCCAACTCGTAGTCAAAGTTGTAGAATATGATCAATTTGGGGTGCATCTTCATCAAGAACCGCACCATCTCGAGCCTGGAAGGATCGCTATTCACGACTCTCCTCATAAGCCGAAATAGCTCAGCGACATCTACAATCGGACGATCCTCATAGGGATTCCAACGCTCTTTGTAGACCTTCTTGAACAGATCATTATTGTACCCGACTTCCATCCAATTGAGATATCTCTCGGTGTGTTTGAGGTATGGCATCTCCACAAGTATCTCGTTACGCAACAACTGCAACTTTGTCTCACCGATGTAACCACGGATCTTCGGGTATTTCACGAATGGCTCATAGAGCACATGCTTGCGTTTGAACTCAGTAAGATTCTTGAAGAAACCGTTCGCGATGAAGACAGGAGCATAGTCCATCCAAGTATCACCAGGGGTTGCAGACAACATTATCCAAGTATTTCCCCGGGCGATTTTTTGGAATGACTTTACCCAAGCTCCACTTCCAACAAGACGCTGTTCGTCGAAGATGAAGAAGGCATCACATATACCTTCATATCTCTTAATGTTATTCCACGAGTCAACTGTAATGGTGCCAGAAACTGTTCCACTTCTTTCAGTACCGATTCCGAATCTTGCAGCCTCTCTCTCCCAATCGAGAACGTCACGCTTTTTAGCTGTAGTGATGACATATATGTCCTTTGGTTGCTCCTTCTTCATATAGTATGCTAATGCCGTCATTGTCTTGCCAGAACCAACACCACCATAAAGAATCTTTCCATTACCAAGATGCTCCACAGCTTCTTCTTGATGTTCCATTAAGTCCATGAAGCACCTCCTTTCATTAGTCCGTTTCTAGTCTACAGACATGTCTGACTGCCCAACGCTTAGCCTCTTCCCAAGAACCACTCGATCCGAGGTAAGTGATATTGCGTTCACATTTAGTGCAATTAGCATGGGCGGTCTGATCATTACCAGATACTTCCACTTCTCCAATCATTCTCTCTGACATTTCACCTCCTAGTCTCTTAGCTTCTTCAGTTCTCTCATGAGACCACCCCCCTCGAGGATGGCCAACTCTGTACGATACAAATCATGGTTATGATCGTCTAGTAGAATAAGTCGTCTCAAAGTTGATTCATACTTGGTCACAATGTCGAGAAACACCGGGATTCCTTCAGCCAGCAGCGCAGCGTTCTCAAACGCCCAGGCATGGGGGGTCAATTCCCGACCTTCGTTCTTGATATCCTTCGGGTTAATCATGTCGTACCGTCCTCTTGAAGATTCTAACCGAACCCTTCCATGGTGTGTCTAACAAAGAGCCGCTCCAGGCTCCATCAGCTACCTCTTCCCAGATAATCATCCTTGGTGCACACACGTTCCAGTTTTTCGCTGCCTCCAACGAGTCGAATACATCAGCAGGACCATGCTTCCAAATACTCACCCATACATCCATAGCTCTCCTTTTTAGCCTCATACTCTCAAAAAAGAAAGGACCTGTATTAGGCCCCTTCTCTTGATTCACTTACTTAGCTCTGTGAATTCGCTGAAGCGATTCCAAGCGTCTTTTCCAAGCCAACCAGCAATCTTGGTTCCTGCCCAGATGGAAAGTAGTGTTGATGCGCCCATTGCTACACTAGCAACAATAGTCGGAACAACAACTTCCCTTGTGTAGGAAGCCGGGATTGTGTTCGGCGTTAGGAAAGTGACTTTGTCATCATTCATTATTCACCTCCTTTCATGTCTCATTACAATGCATGTAGAATATGCGACTAAAAAACAGATCCTTTGTACAGACGGAGGGTGGTTGGGACGGAGCTCCAGGATACGGAGTGACCAAGGAGGCGAGCCCGAGTAATGACCAGGAACGAGGGGGGAACTCTCCCTTACATCAC